CGGACTTTATTCTGAGCAATCGAGGGCCCATCCGGTACGCTCGCAACCTCCCATCGCGAATCCAGTTCCGAATTGTTCCAAGAGAACATCCCACAACGTCGGCTGCCTGCTGAGTAGTCAGCAATTCACCCATATTTTCCAAAACAATCTGTCGAGCTAATGCGTCAGAGTTCATCATCAGCCATCCTCCGGTTCAGCGTCGAGCGGATAGTGCTCATCCAGGGAGTTCAGGCTACGCCTAAGGATTTGTGCTTGAGTGCGCGTCAAGTACAACGTGCCAGGTTCCTCTAGCTGCCAAACATCATCCCTGAGCGTCACAATCACGTCACGCCCGTCAACCTGTATGTTCATCATTTCGTTTCACCCTTCGTAATGTTCACCGAAGCCCAAGCCAGAAGACCGAGGCCGATAAGCGTTGACCCGTTCACGACAGCGAGCGGGTTGATCATCCCAGGAGTCAGCGTGAATACCGCTCCGAGCGCAAACACAATCCACCACTTCATGACCACACCACCCAAATCGTTACAGCAGTCAAAATGCTAATGGCCACCAGCGACCACACAAGAACGCATCGATAGGAGGGCCGACGCTGCCGAAGGCTTCTCCGCGACACGATAGGCACCTGCAAAGCAACATGCTCGCTCGCAGGTTTCGGTGCAGGGACAGAATCGTTCTCCCACAACACGAGAGCGCGTTTCAACAGCACCTCATTCGTCAGCACTCGCCACCGTTCCTCCGGTGACATCAAATGCCGATGCGCCATATCCCACGCCACGATCTCACGCAGCTCAGGATCATGAATCTCCTGAAGCTCAATCTCCAGGTTCTTGAAGTAACCCATAATTTCCACCTTTCGTAGGGTTGACATCAGAATAAACCCAAATCACAGAAAAAGCCAGATAGCGACACATAACGAAAAAGTAACGAAAACACTCAACCCTGGCTTTATACTTGAGATGTGTTCAACTATGACCGCATTGATTACTCCGAGATGAGCATTGAGCAACTCGGAGATATTCGCGACTTCGCATTACTCAAGCTGGAGAACGTATCAGAAGCGCTGAGAGCCCGCGTGAGGGCCGAACATGCTGAAGGTGTAGAAATATCTACCCTAGCTAAGAAAGCCGGTGTGAGCCGTAATACAATCGCTCAGTGGGTGAAATAAGAAAGAGCCCTCGCGAGGTGGAGTCACGAGGGCCCTTAGGTTTCTTAGCTTACTGGCAAGAATCGCACTGAAGCAAATCCATCGGATCTACCGGCACAGCGTACTCGCCAAGATTCTCCATAAGGTCAATGTCGGCCATTACTCACCAGCCTTGTCATACTGAAGCACCGAAGTCAGCAACGACATGAGCCCCGCAAGGCCTGACACGCTCAGCAATTGCACAACATCAATCTCGAGAACACCCACAACACCCGCAGCAGTCAGGGTTGCGATAGCCGTCTGGGCAACAGTCTTGATCGCCCGTTCTCCCGCATACGCCCAATATTTCCTCCATTTATCCATCAGGGTTCTCCTCTTTTGAATATTTCGATTTGTCCTCCCACACAGCCCCAAAAACGTAGGAGGTGAGTATCAAGGTTACCAGGGCCACCCCACCCGTCACCAAATCACCGGCACCGAGCTTGTCTTGCCACACCGCAACAATCGCGGACATGATCATGAACACTCCGAGGGAGAATCCTGCGAAAATGTAGCGTCGGCGGATCCGCCAGTTAGGGTTAGACCTCATACGAATCTCAGAATCAGTGGCATGGCTGCGGAAACAAACCCTGCAATCGCCATGATTTGCCACACTCGTTTCTCGGTCACCCTGATGCGTTTCTCATGATCATTGAGCTGTTCTTTCACTTCCTTCTCCAAATCGTCGAGTTGTTTCCCAATGGAGGGCAGTGAGTTAGCTAAGCGCTCGAGGAGAGATTTCATTTCCTGCACCTGCGCATAAACCTCTTTCAGTGTGATGCGTGCCGAAGGTTCGTCAGCCATTACAGAGTCCCCTGATTCAGTTTCCGCTGCAATGTGGAGATCGTAATGCGACCCCATTTGCCGTCAGGTTTCACACCAAGCTTTTCCTGCACAGCTCTACGAGTCTGATCGCCGAGCACACCATCGACCTTCACACCAGCCCACGCCTGTAAAGCTCTATAAGTCATCACACCAGGCCTACCGTCAGGGACACCCTTATAGAAGCCATTGTCCTTGAGCCAGGTTTGCCATGCTTTCCAAGTGTTTCTGCCGAGCTTCCCATCCACCTTCAATGGAGGAGGCACAACCGAGGGAGAGCCAACCAAGTAGGGTACCGGATCCACAGTGCGACCCCAAGCCCTGCTCGGTGAACGAACTTCCCAATGCAAGTGAGGGCCAGTGCTCGCCCCAGTGTTACCGCTGTGCGCAATAACCTCACCCTGCTGCACTCTCGTTCCCTCGAGCAAGTGCGAGGCTTTCTGCAAGTGATAATAAACAGTGAACAGATTGTCAGCGTGCTTCACAATCAGAGTGTTCCCACCGGAAGCCCCAGAGCCTCGATGCACAATCACACCATCAGCAGGAGCCCTCAACTCTGTCCCCACAGGCAACGCAACATCCACCCCATGATGAAACTTCCGCTTCCCAGTAATAGGGTGAACCCTCCACCCATAAGGGCTTCGAGCATTGATGGTGTATCCCTCAGGCCAGGGCTGTGAGAGGTGCATCGCTTAGACCTGTTCAGGGTATGGGTGTGCATCCTTCACCGCTTGGACTGCTGCAAGCCATTCCGCTTCTGTAGCATCCCCACGCTGATACTCGAAAAACAAAGGGTCCGAGGTTTCCTGGTAGGCAACCTGTCGCGCCTTCTCAACCTGCTCATAAGCGACCTCATACTGGACAGTAGGCCAGAGTGCTTCCAGTTCCTTCTCAGTAGGTTGGTTGCTCTCGGAAAGCCATGTTAGGCCAGAATAATCATCACCATTTAGAGTCCACTCAGCGCCCTCAAACTTGCGTGTCAAAATTGCAGCAATATCCATTAGCCAGCCACCTCCATCAGAGTAATTGAAGAAGCACTAGCGTCACTTTCAGTGTCTGACCGATTCACATACGCTGTGCCGGTACTCGTTTTGATTTGTACCTGATAAGTAATAGAAGAAGTTGTTGAAGGTACATCCAACACATCAAAAGAAGCACCATATAAACTCCGAGTAGCATCAACAGGTTGCTGATAGATATGACCATCTGCCGTGTTGCCAATAGCGGTTGCACCTCTCAAAAGTTGCAAAGCTGGTCCCCCACTTGTGACAGTCGTACTCAAACTAACTAAGGTTTTGACTAAAACTAAAACTTTGCTACTTGTAAATTGTGGAGTTATACTTGCGCTCAATCCAGTCACATCTGTGTACGAGGTGCTATTAGTCGAGAAAGTATCCGTCTTTGTTGTGGACACTACCTGCAAAATATCGCCACGACCAACAGCCACCCAGTCAGTTGTATAAACCTGCACCTGATCAGCATCAGCAAGATAAGTGACCATCCCCTCAGTAGGCGAAGGAATCGCAGAACCCCTAGCAGCAGTCCCAGCAAACACCATCACAGACTGATCCATCAGGTAATCGTTCACATCAGCAGCCTGGAGGACCTCGCCCGCCGTGAAAGTTTTTCTACCAGCCAAAATTAGCTCCTAAGCGTTAGAACGCGAGAATACCCGCACCATCTAGTTTACCGAACTCCGCGTCATCCAGAACAAACAACGAAGTCTGCACCGAGCCGACACCGAACGTGATGAAGTGCGAATCTGGTTCGACAGAATGCGCAATAGAAATCACCCTACCGTAACGCTCAATCGCGGAACCCGTTGGTGGATTCCCTGGTGTCAACTGCACCAAAATCACGTCACCAATTTCCACACCGAACACGTCAGCTTCCTGTGCTGTCGTCAACTTGTCAACATCGATGGCAATCTGGGCGAAACGATATTCCGGCTCATCGTCACGACCAACAAGGAAATCAGCAAGGCCCTGAACCTGGGACTCATCAGACAGCAACGTGTCAACGTTACGCTCCAGAATGCCGTAACGGGTCTGCGACAATGCAGCGTCCGCTGTGGCCGTAGCGAACGGGCTCGTCACCGTCACCTGGTTGAACAACTGCTCCGTCCCATACTCCACCGCTGCCGGAGCGAACGGAATCCCAGATCCTGCCACATCTGAAAACACGAGCGCACCACCCACAGTGGGGGAAGCCAACCGGTCACGGAAAGCCACACGCCCCTGCTTATCAATAAACAGCAATCCAGCCTCAGACTGCTCCACCTTCTGCAGGTAAGACAGCGCATTCCCCTCGAACACGTCAGCACCCAACTCGGAAGCACCCGTATCAATGTCACGATCCGTTGACGGCCAATCCACCGTTTCCATATCCAACACAGCATTCACACGGGCACCCGTGAATTGTCCCGTAGCCGTCCCAGGAGTCACAACCTGCTGAGCAAGGAACGTCAAACCATCCGCAGCCTGCAACTCCGCCGACTGACGGCCATTCGGCTCATAAGTGAAGTTCCAGTCCAACACCTTCCCCACATACTGCACAGCCGTCCCAGCCAAAACTCGCACATCACGGCGAGGCACAATGTCACCGAAATATGGAGAGGAAGCATAGAGCGGATCGAAAGCCCTATCCTCATTGTTGAACGTCACAGACAGGCTTCCAGCGTTGAACCGGTCCAAATCCCTGTTCTTGCCCCGCCCCAAAGACACAGAACGAACCCGTGATGTCACATCCTCGAACGCCACACCACCCAACACGAACTCAGTGTTATCCAACACGCCAGCCACAGGGTCATCCAAAGTGAAGGCCTTAGACAGGCCAAGCTCAACGGTTAGCGCCATTACGCCCTCGCAAACACCGGACCAGAAGTCCGCTCATAGCGACGAATAAGATTGACAATCTGTTCCCCTACCGCAGCGCCATTGGTTCCGACACCGGCATTCACTGTGATGTTGTAAGTGGTTCCCATCTTCCGCATCTTGTCGAGCGGGATAACAGCCTCAGGGCCAGCCTCACCAATCAGAGCATTCATTGGGCCGGTAACAATGCCACCGTCAGCCAACGCAACACGAGGCAGCGAGATATTGCCGATTTCGCGAATGTTGATGCCGAATGACGTGATACCGGTCAGAGCGGTCAACCATGCTGGAGCACTCACCTGAATCCGGTTCAGGGCCCTAATCACCGAGTTCACACCATTGATGACCGCGTTCGCGAAACCTTCCCACATACCAATCAACGAATTGATAATCGTGAAGAAGAAGTTTTGGATTCCGCCGAACGTGTCCTCGAAGAACTTTGTGAACGGTTCAAGGAATGTCATGAAATCCTCGAACGTACCAATCAGATAG